GGCTTTTTTTATAATCCAGGAATGGTGCCAATTGGGTATACTGGTCCATAATTATTAATTTCAATATTTTGATTTGTTGTGCTATTATCGCTGTTAACTTTATTACCAATAGCGTTACCACCACCACCATTAGTGCTTGCATCAGGTACAGGAGTTATAGCAGTTGCAGCTTTATATCGTTGTTGCCATTTAGCCCATAAATCTGGATTTGCCCTTTTCCAAGCTGCTTCGTCTGGTTTACCATCAGCACCAATAAATCCAGAAACCATATCTGCTTTTAATTTCAATAAGGATGCGGGTGATTCTTTAAATACTGAATTATCCGGTGTTACTACATATCCTTGAGCTTTCAATTTAGCCTTTAGTTCTGGCAGTGTATTTTTAATTACGTGTGCTGTTGTTTTTTCTTCTTGAGCAGCTTCTAATAAAATCTCGTCAATAATACTTAATACATATGCAAATAACGCAGCTTCCGCCACAAACCAAGCTCCCAGCGCAATCCAGCCAGCTCCTGGTACTGCTGCAAGAATTAATTTTAATTTACCTAAATTTTTACCAGTTTTAATCCAACCTTTCCACTTCTTAATATCACCTATGGTAACCTTACCCGATTTGATTTGACCTTTTAACCATTTTTTGACGCGGCCGCCAGCCTCTTTTTTAGACATTTTCTTCTTTACTACTTTCTTAGGTGGTTTGACAGGAGTCTTTACAGGAGGTTTTTCTACCGGAGGTTTAACAGGTGGTTTGACAGGAGGTTTATTAACAGGTGGTTTGACAGGAGGTTTGACCACCGCTTTTGGACCAAATATTTTTGAAGCTCCCCATAGGCCAGCACCTACAGTTGCTATGAAAGTAGCAATTCCACCAGCAAGTTTAATACCAGAACCTAATAAACTGGCGCCTAGCATTCCTAACATACTACCGACGCCAAGGCCTTTTGTTTTTTTAAAACCGTCTTTATCTTTACGGTTTTCGCTTGCCGCTTCTCTTTTCTTTAAAGTATTACCATGAGCATTAAATAAAATCTCTCTAATATCTCTTAACTCATCTGTTTGTTTCTTTTCTTCTTGTAACTGGAGCTTAGCGTTTTCGTCTCCAACTTGTTGTTGTTGTGCCTGTTCCCCTCCGCTCATTCCGCCGGATGTAGGCCATTGTACTGAACCTACACCAGGAGAATAGATTGGAGTACCATCTGGTCTATTTTTTACAAATGCACCTTTATCAAAAGTTTGAGTCGGTCTGGCAGTACTATGCCTTCTGGATATCTTACCAACTTCCTCATCCCATTCCGCACGGTCAGCAGGATTTAAATCAGTAATTTTATCAGCACCCTTACTTAACAGGAATTCTCTTTGGGCAGCTAATACTTTACGATGTTTCTTTAGTGAATTTTTACGATCACTTTTAATAGTGGAATACCTATCCGCGGCTTCTTTATCTGATTCGCCGGCTAATAAGGAATGTAATGCTGATATTCCTTTAGATATATCGTGTAGGCCCGCTTCGTTACGTGCTGACATTTCCTCAGCACGTGCATCGCCTTGTTTAAATTGCTTGGCCGAATCTCTTGCCGATTTGTCTGCTTTTGCCCATGATCTAATATCATTAGCTAGCTGAGCTCCTTCAATTGCTTTAATAGTAGCAATATCAGCGTTTAGTTCCTTAATGCCCTTAGTAAGATCTTTTAAGTTGCCGTCTACGCTTTGTAGAGCGGCAGAACTCTTATTCATGACGGCTCTATTCTCTCTAGCAGCCTCTTTTTGTTTTAAACCACCACCTTTTGTTCCCGGTATATTTCCTTTAGCCATTGTTCGCTTCCGATTCTTCTATTTTATTAATAAGGAGAGACAAATATATTTCTCTTTCCCATGGTATCATATTATCTAATTCATCTAAACTATATCCATGCTCTCTCATCAATGAAAATGTCGTCTTGAAATACGACGACAGACTATCATGAGAAAGAGCTAGGTAAAAAAATTAAGTAATCCCGTATAATATAAGTTGTTTTCTTTTTCGCAATGTATACATTTATAATCATGTGTTAATGATACTTTTGGAGCATCTAATAATATTACTACTAATTTTGCAAATTGGGTAGTACTTAAATTTCCAATAAATTCTAATAATTCTTCGTCACTAATCCCGTTAACACCAAACGTATCTTCTCCATAAAATATTTTATTAATACATTTACCTACAGTTAATAATAATGTATCTGGATCTTCTGGATCCATATCAGAAATATTATCACCAACCACAGGATATCTCATATCAATAATAAAATCATTTTGTAGGACAACTCTTAAATCTACATTTTCATTATTTTCTATAGTAATATTATCTAAATTTAATGCAACATCTTGACTACCTTCACAGTGATCACACCCACGTGTTATTTCAACAGATTCACCCACTGATTTAGCTCTTAACTTAACAAAAAGATATTCCATATCATAAATTGTTAATTGATTAGGATCCTCAATATCGTCAAAACATTCTTTAATAATTTCAATTAATGCATTTTGTATCTGGGCCTGATCTTCAGTTTCTATTGCAATCATTAAAATCTTTTCTTCTTTTACTAGATATGGTCTAAACTTAACCGTCTTTTTTGTAGATGGTACTTGTATAGTATAACTAGGTACTGCAATCTTAGGTAATATATTCATAATTTACTCCAATAATAATATATGTGTTAACCAAATAGTGATCCGATTGAACCACCAATTGTATTTCTTAATAATGTACTTCCAACTTTCAATAAATCTCCAATTCCTTCACCGATACCAACATCTACCCAATCATCATATGATAGTGTAATTGAACATTGTAGTACTGCATTTTCTGATGAGTTAGATAGTTCAACTGCAGACACTGCTATAGGGAATGCATTCTTTAATTTAACTTGATAACCAGGTAACCAACCACTAGAGCCTTCACTACCAGACAATTGCTGTATAGTTACATCTGTTGCATATTCTTCTCTATAACCAATTCTAGGGGAACTTTCATGACCAACAATTTTATCCTGCCATTTATCGAAATATTTTCTTATATGGTAATCATTAGTAAGTAAAAAGGTAAGTGTTACTTCATCAACAATATGTGAATACGGTTTTTTAACAGAAAAGTGTGTATGGAATTGTTCCATTGTAGCAATTCTTCGTCCAGGAATTTGAACACTTTCGCATAATATGAACATATCTCTAGGATCATTAAATAAAGCGGCAGTATCAAATCCGCCTGGACTTAAAAAATTAGTTAATAAACTACCAAAATCTAGGTTCAATAAACCTGGGCCACCAGGGTATGGCATATAACACGCGAATCTGTTTGATCTCGCCAAACCGCCATGTTTGCCTATCGTTGATTTTAAACTATCTATATCTACTGGTAAACTCATTAGTACATTCCTCGTGAATCCTTCCAAACTTTCTGTTTCTTAGCCTTAGCAAAGTTTTCAGTTGGTAAGAATATTGCAATATCCCATTCAGAGGCTTCTACCTTCATAATCTTTGAATCAATATGCTCTGTGAGATAATGTTTAAAACATGGTTTAAAATATTTGTATTTTCCTGCTTTTTTAATTAAATTATAATTTAATTTTAATCTTGTGGTCTCATCAAACTTCGAATTGTTTGCAATTTCAGTCAGTCTATCTAAAAATATTGCTCTATGTTTTAGATTTAAGTAATGTAAATTTAATCCATAGAAACCACCAGGAGCTTTTTGCACCATAATAGTTAATGGGAATCTATCATAATATGGTAAGGTCAATCTATGCTTCGGATCGTACGCATACATAAACATATCACCGACACGTGGTCGTTGCTTCTTTACAAGACGGGTGTCTTTAAGCATCTTATGCATATTGATTTTATTCATGTCTTTGGTCTTTTGTAAAAACCATTTACGCGCTTCTTTGGATCTCTTTGGAAGTCCTTTTCTATATGCTTCTGCTTCTAATTTGTCGAATAGTGATGTAGCCATGTACTTATTTATATGTTATTTCTTCTTTCTTTTGAAAGGTTTCCATGGAGCTTTCTTTCTCTTTTTCATACCTGGTACACCAAATGATTCAAGTGTCTTCTCAGTCCATATCTCAAACTTCCAACCTCTATCATCACAATAGTTTTTAGCATATTTCCATTTAGAAGTATTCTTCATATAAGTCATTGCTTCTTTAAGATTCTTTCTTTTAGGTGGTTTGGTCTCTTTTGCTGGTTTAATTTCAACAAGAATAGTTTTACCTTCCACCGTTTTAATAG